GTTAAAGACTGGTTATTCTCTTTGGGGTGGAAGCCCACTACTTTTAATTACGTTGAAGACAGGCAAATACCACAGGTAAAGACTAAGGAAGGTGAGCTATGCACCTCAGTCAAGAAGCTATGTGCTGACCACCCACAGGTACTAGTGCTTGAGGATATGGCAGTAGTCAAGCATAGGATAGGCTTAGTTAAAGGGTTATTAAATAATGTAGATGAGCAAGGCTATGTCATTGCAGGTATACAAGGCTTGACCAACACTTTGAGGTTTAAACACGCTGTTTGTGTTAACTTACCAAGCTCTCGTAAGCCCTATGGTTTAGAGATAAGGGGGTTGCTTAAAGCTAGGGAAAATATGGAACTGTGCGGTAGTGACATGAAATCTTTAGAAGATCGCGTAAAGCAACATTTCCTTTGGGAGCATGACCCTGAGTATGTAACTGAGATGAGTACAGACGGCTTTGACCCACACCTTGACCTTGCACTATCTGCTGGTGCTATTACCAAACAACAGATGCAAGATTATAAAGATGGCAACAAGACTGATGATATATCTAAAATTCGTTACGATTTTAAGGGGGGGAATTATGCGCTCCAATACGGGGCGGGTATCCCTACGTTATCAAGACAGCTTGGCATATCACAGAAGGGGGCTAAAGTAATCAGTGAAGCATACTGGGAAAGGAACTGGGGTGTTAAAGCTATTAGTGACAGCATGGTAACAAAAAAGGTTGAGGGTTCTACATGGCAGTACAATCCAGTGTCTAAGTTGTGGTACAGTTTAAGAAGTGACAAGGATAAGTTCTCAACCCTATGTCAGGGTACAGGTACTTACTTGTTTGATATGTGGGTAGGATTCATCTTAAAAGAAAGACAGCAACTTACTGCTAACTTTCACGATGAAATAATATTGGAGGTGAAAACAGGTAATAGAGATAAATGTATAATACTTTTAGAAAAAGCTATACAACGGGTTAATAATCTGTTAAGTTTAAACAGAGAGTTAGAAGTTGATATACAGTTTGGAAATAATTACAGCGAAATACATTAATAGGAGAAGGACTATGGGATTTCAACGCAATACATCAGTACAAAAAAGCAATACAATGGAGTACGAGAATCTTGCTGAAGGTGAACATGAAGCTAGGTTAGTTTGGGTTGCTGATCTTGGTAATCAGAAACGTGAATATTTAGACTTAAAACCACCTGCCCAACAGCTTGCTTTAGGGTTTGAAGTATTAGGCTCTACTGTTAAGGTTGATGGTGTAGAACAACCAAGAACTATTTGGTCTAAGCCATTTAATATATTTAATCGTATGTCTGGCTTGAGTACGGAATATGCTTACTACAAATCTTTTGTACCTACTGCCCAAGAGGAAACAGTAGCAGACTGGGAAGCTGTGTTAGGTAAGCCAGTTAATATTATCATTAAGCACTTTAAGAAAGATGCTAACACTTATGATAATGTTGATAGCTTAGTAGCAATACCACAAAAGTATCAAGCTAATGTACCAGAAGCAATCAACACTGATTTCTCTATTGCAGGTTGTGAAGATGCTGATTCACCAGCTATAAAAAACTTGTTTGGTTTAGCTAAGTTTGTTCACGAGAAACGCATTACAGATTTAGATAGTTATCTTGTTGAACTAGAAGCTAAAATAAAAGCTAAAGAAGCGGCTGAAGAAAAAGCTAAAGAAGCGGCTAATAAAGGTACTGCTAGTAAAGAAGCCCACGCAATGGCAGAAGCAATAGCAGAAGTAGAAGCCTTTGAAGATGATATACCTTTCTAATGAAAGCTCTCATTGATGGTGACATCATTGCCTATCGTATAGGCTTTGCTTGCCAAAAGAAGGATAAAGAAACGGGGTTGGTTACGGCTGACCCCAAACTTTATGCTCTCCATTCTACTAAACTATATGTCAATCAGATAATAAAAGATTGTGGTTGCAACAGCTACACTATTTATCTAACACCTAAGAAAACCTTTCGTAATAAAGTAAGAGATGATTATAAGGGCAACAGGAAAGGTATTGCCAAACCTGTACACCTTGATGCTATAAGAACCTATCTCGTTAGTATCTACAAAGCTGTTGTAGTAAAAAACATAGAAGCTGATGATGCTCTTGGGTTGAAACAAGACTCTACTACTATGATATGTAGTATAGATAAAGACTTGTTAATGTGTGAGGGTAATCATTACAACTTTGTCAAGAAAGAGTTTAAACAGGTAATTAAAGAAGAAGGCACTAGATTCTTTTATCAGCAAATGATAACTGGTGACACTGCGGATAATATCTTAGGTATTAGAGGTCTTGGTGCTGTTAAGGCAAGCAAGCTATTACAGGACACCGCAAAGAAAGACTGGGATAGTATGATTATTGACTTGTACATAAAAGAATTTGGCTATGATGAAGGGCGCAACAGATGTGTCCAGAACAGTCAGCTCTTGTGGATTCTCCAGAAGGGTAAACAGATGCCAATGGACTTTAGTTATGAACAAGTATCGTAGCAGGTATGAAGCTAATATAGCTAAGGGCTTAAAGTCTAAGGGCATTAAGTTTGAGTACGAAACAGTAAAGATAAACTACTACTTAAAGAAGAGAGGTAAGTGTCAGAACTGTGATAATGTTAAAAGTATATTTGTTCACAAGACTTACACTCCTGACTTCATAATGGGTAGTATGATAGTAGAAGCAAAGGGTAGATTCACTTCAGTTGACCGGACTAAAATGGCTCAGGTGGTAAAAGAGAATCCTAATCTTGATATTCGTATGTTATTTATGCGTGACCAATGGTGTAACAAAAGTAAAAGCAAGAAGTATTCAGACTGGTGTAATGCTCACAACATTAAGTTTGCTTTTGGTATATCCCTACCTACAGAATGGTTGAAGGAGTTAAGATAATGGATGATGCACTGTACTGTATGTCCTGTGGAACTTGTAATGGTGAGTACAAAATAATTAAATACAATAGGGTATGTAGTCTATGTCGTTATGGTGTTTTGTTTACTGTTAATGAAGTCATAGATATGGTAAATGACCTACAAGTATTAGGGTTATTACCAGAAAACTTTTTTAGTGATAGGACAGAACAAACTTACAATAGAGAGGAGTTAGACTTTGATGATGACCTTCTTTCTGTTGAGCAATCCATAGCACGAGAAGATGCTATGAGAGATATGTATGACATAGACGAGGAGTATTGATATGAAGATATGCGTGATACCAGATACACAGGTTAAGCCTGATGTACCCCTAGACCACCTGTTATATGCAGGTAGGTACATAGCATCTAAGAAACCAGATGTTGTTGTAATGATAGGTGACTGGTGGGATATGGAATCTCTCTGCTCCTATGACAAGGGTAAGAAATCTTTTGAAGGCAGGTCTTACAAGAAGGATGTAGAGTCTGGTAACTTAGCAATGGATTTGTTTCTTCAACCTATTAAGGCTGAGCGCAACAGGCTCAAGGTTAACAAGCAGAAGCAATGGAAGCCTAGACTTGTGTTTACAATGGGCAACCACGAACAAAGGATAGAACGAGCTATAGAGTATGATGCTATCCTAGAAGATACTATTGGTTATCAGGATTTAAACCTCAGTGATTGGGAGGTGTACGACTACCTGAAGCCTGTGGTCATTGAGGGTGTAGCGTTTGCTCACTTCTTTACTACTGGTGTAATGGGTAGACCAGTGACTAGTGCTAGAGCTATGCTAACTAAGAAGATGATGTCTTGTGTGATGGGTCATGTACAAGATAGGGATATAGCCTATGGTAAGAGAGCAGATAATGTTCGCTTGACAGGGTTGTTCTCAGGTATGTTTAACCAACATGATGAAGCCTACTTAGGCAATCAAGGTAATGACAGTTGGAAAGGTATATGGATGTTGAATGAGGTTAATAACGGATCGTTTGACGAGCTTCCTGTATCCCTAACTTACTTAAAGAAAAAGTATGGAGATTAATATGACTAAGGTAGTTAATGGTAGTAATGATATTCAATGGGGTGGAGATCACTATAAAGATAAACCTATTCAAGTGTGGGATTTTATAGCGGCTAACAACTTGGATTACTTTCAAGGTAATGTAGTCAAATATGTTTCTAGGTACAGAGACAAAGGTGGCTTAGAAGATTTAAAGAAAGCACGACATTACATAGATAAGATAATTGAAACTAAATACACAGTAAGGATAACAAAATGAATCAGTACCAACAGTACATAGCATTAAGCAGGTATGCAAGGTGGCTACCAGAAGAAAACAGAAGGGAGACATGGAAAGAAACAGTCAACCGATACATGACTAATGTAGTCAAGGATAAGGTAGACAAGGTAACTTACAAGTCTATAGAAGATGCAATCTACAGTCTTAATGTTATGCCTAGCATGAGGGCAATGATGACTGCTGGTGCTGCAATGGAAAGAGATAACACCTGTGCTTACAACTGCTCTTACCTAGCAGTAGATGACCCTAAGTGCTTTGATGAAACTATGTTTATCTTGTTGTGTGGCACTGGTGTAGGTTTTAGTGTAGAGCGTCAATACATTAGCAAGCTACCTGACGTACCAGATGAGCTATTCCAGAGCGATACTACCATATCAGTACATGATAGTAAGGAGGGTTGGGCTAAAGCCCTTAGACAGCTAATCTCGCTGTTGTATGCAGGTGAAGTTCCTAAGTGGGATACACACAAGGTACGACCAGCAGGTGCTAAGTTAAAAACCTTTGGTGGTAGAGCATCTGGTGCTGAACCTTTAGAGGATTTGTTTAGGTTTACTTGTGAGACATTCCAAGCAGCTAAAGGTAAGAAGTTATCTAGCATACAAGCTCACGACTTGATGTGTAAGATTGGTGAGGTAGTGGTAGTAGGTGGTGTTCGTAGGTCAGCTATGATTTCTTTATCTAACCTGTCTGATGATAGGATGCGTCATGCTAAGTCAGGCGATTGGTATGTACTTAATCCTCAGAGGGCATTAGCAAACAACAGCGTTGCTTACACTGAGAAACCTGACATGGAAACATTCCTCCGTGAGTGGACTGCATTGGTTGAGTCTAAGTCTGGTGAAAGGGGTATCTTTTCTCGTGTTGCATCTAAGAAGCAAGCAGCTAAGAATGGTAGACGAGATACTAACTATGACTTTGGTACAAATCCTTGCAGCGAAATAATTTTGAGAGGGTCAAAACTAGATAGTAAAGGAAACCCTATTACTGGTACAGGTGGTCAGTTCTGTAACTTAACTGAGGTAGTAGTTAGGTATGATGACAACCTTGAAACCTTAACTGAGAAGGTTAGGTTAGCCACAATACTGGGTACTATCCAAGCTACTTACACTAAGTTCCCCTACCTAAGAAAGATATGGCAGAAGAACACAGAAGAAGAACGTTTGTTAGGTGTGTCAATGACAGGCATTATGGATAACAAGTTAGTGTCTACAAACAAGGGTGCTAAAGAAATCTTAGAACAGCTTAGAGAAATTTCTATTCAAACTAATAAAGAGTTTAGTAAGAAACTAGGGATAGAACAATCTACTGCAATCTGTGCAGTTAAACCTTCTGGAACTGTATCTCAGCTTGTAGATTCTAGTAGTGGTATTCATACTAGACATAGCCAGTTCTATACAAGGACAGTTAGGGGTGACAGCAAAGACCCACTAACACAGTTTTTAATAGATAGTGGTGTGCCTTACGAGCCTTGTGTAATGAAGCCAGATACTACTGTTGTGTTTAGCTTCCCTACTAAAGCACCTAAAGGTTGTGTTACTAGAGAGGATGTTGATGCTATTCAACAACTAGAAATATGGTTGATGTACCAACGTCACTGGTGTGAGCATAAGCCTTCAGTCACCATTACTGTAAGAGAGCATGAGTGGCTAGAGGTAGGAGCATGGGTGTTTAAACACTTTGATGAGATGAGTGGTGTATCATTCCTACCACACAGTGACCACTCTTATAAGCAAGCACCTTACCAAGAGATAGATGAAGCTAAGTATAAAGCTGATCTCAAGGTAATGCCTAAAGATATTGATTGGTCTAAGCTATCTGAGTACGAGATAGAAGATACTACTGTCAGCTCACAAACCTTAGCCTGTTCAGGTGATAGCTGTGAGATTGTAGATATAGGAGCATAAAAATAGGGGGCTTAATTGCCCCCTTTCTTTTAGTACCCTTTAGGTTTTGATTTTTTCTTTTTCATCATGCACTCCTTTTTTATCTTTTCTTTTTAGGAAATCCATCTTTCATATTTTTATAAGCACTAGCTGACACTGTTGATTTGCTTTTAGGTCTGCTGATACCTTTCTTTTTTCTTGCGTTAATATTAGCGTATAGACCTTTAGTAGCCATTATTTTTTTACCTTTGGTTTAGTGTGGGTTAAGTATTCACTAGCAGCAGTGTGCTTAGCACCTGTCATTAATCTACCATTATGCTTATGAGTTTTACCTGTATACAACTTACCATTCTTCTTGTAATGCGGAACACCTTTCATATTACCTCACCATTGATGTATGCAGTTAGCTATAATAGCTATGCAAGTTGCCATATTTAACAGAACCCAAGAAGTTCTAATCCATGCAACCTTGTCTGCTTTCTTGTTATCCTTAAAGGCTTTTTGACCTAAAGCATTACACCACAGCTTCCACCAGTCATTCACCACTTAACTTTATTAGCCCAGTATGCTGCTGAACACTTACCCTTAGCTATGTTCTTACCATGCCTAGCCTTGAATGATTTACGTTTAGCTTTCATCTTATCTGATTCACCAGCTTTAGGCTTACCAGCGGTACTAGCCCCTTGTTCTCCAAACCTAATAGTCTTAGCTTTACCATCACACATGGCTACAACTACATGAGACTTCTTAGGGTGGTTGGGTGTACGCTTGGGTTTGTTATAACCTGATACACCTATTCGTTTTAAGATAGCATCTTTAGCCATTTATTCTTCCCCTTCAGAAGAGTCGTTTATTGTTTTTATACCAAAAGCGGTTTTAATAGGTGCTGTTTTAGTATTTAAAGTTATTATATCTTCCTTACTAAGATTCTTTTTTAATAGTATTTTTAAAATTCTGTCATCAATAACAGCTTCAGCTAACAATTTTTTTACATCTTTATCTGTTAGTTGGTCTGTAAACATTCTTGACATTTTTGCAAGACCTGATTGAACTACAATACTTCCAGATTTAATAGTCTGTGTCACAGTAAGTTTTCCTAAAAGGTCTAACAAAAGATTACGATTAATTGGTAAAGACTTTCCTCTAGTATTTTCACTAGCAGTTAAAGTTGCTACATCTTGTAAAATAATGTTTAAGTTTCTCCAATTTTCTTTTGTGTAAAATTTTTCTAAAAGTGGTCTCATTTCTTTTTTTAAAACTTTAACTATACCTTTTTTGCTTACCTGTTGTTCAACGTCAGCAAAAGCCTTACCTGTTATAAGAACACGATCTAAAATATACTCTCCAATAGAGTTTTTCATAGCTTTCATTGCGTCTGGGTCTTTTCTTATTTTTTTAAAAAGATTATTAGCGGCTGCTGTTGGGTCTATTGATTTTAATATTGTACTAACAACTTCATTACCATTTTGACCTGAAAGTTTGTATAGACTATTACTTTCTATAAGTTTTTTTCTTGATTCTAAACTAGATAATCTTGCGGTTTCTTTAAACACACCTTTTACAGCTTGCTGAACAGCTTGGTTTAATTCTGGAAGGTTTTTTAAAGCCTGTCTGTTTTCTATTAAAAATTTCTGTGCGCTTGTAGCATCAGTAACTGTTTCTCTAAAATTATTAGCAAGAAATTGAGCTGCTGTTTTTAACAACTTAGACTTTGGAGCAGTAGAGTTGCCTACAGATTGTATTAAGGCTTCAAACTCTTTTAACTCTCTTATACCAACAGCTTGTGTAACTTCAGTGCTGCCTAGTATACTCTGTAAAGTTCCTTCTGGAGCAACACTATCTCCTGTTTTAGATTTACGAAGAGTTTTTCCTATAATACCTTGTTCATAAACTTCATGGAATTTTTTAGTAAAAGCCTTAGCTGTATCATAAGCACCACGAACATCTTCACCAACATAAAGTGGGTTGTCTAAAGAATTAATTAATGCTGCTTGTATTTCGTTTAAATTTTTAACTGATAATGTTTTTAGTGCTGTACCTGCCTGTTGTTGTCTAATATCTGCGTTTACATTAGACCTAAAATTAATTAACTCCCTAGCAGATTCTGATTCTGAAAGAAAAGGTTTGTTTTCCAAAGGTTTTCCTAATACCCAACCATCAGCAGTGTTAATAATTTTTCTACCTAAAATAAACTCAAGTTCTTTTACTGGTAATCTAGTGCTTTTTGTTGCACTAGCTATCATGTCTAAAGCAGCTTGTTTTACTTCTCTAGTATCTACTTGTATATCATCTCTAACAGATGCCCAAAGTTTTTGTTCTTGGCTTTTTAAACTATTATAAGCATTATCCATTTCTTGACGAATAGTTTTTGACAAAAGAACTGGGTCTTTATCTGCTATTGAGGCTATATTTTTTATATTCGTATAGGCAGATGTCATTCTATCATCTATTTGGTTAATTAAATCTTTTTGTTTTGATAACAAAAATTTACTAAGAGCTGCTCTGTCCACATTTCCATCTGGAAGAAGTATTGCGTCAAGCTCTTCTTTAAATGATAATTGTGCTTGTCTAAAACGATCTTGGTAAGTTCCAGCCAAATGATGATTTTCTAATGCTAAACTTCTTTCTAACTCCATAATCATAGGATCATCTGTTTTTTGTGCTGCTGTTAGATTTGATCTGGCAGACCTTTCTTCTAACCTAGATAAAGCCTTATTTGGATTAGTGCTATAACCTTTTATTACTGAAGCAGCACTCCTTTCCGTAGAATCTGAATAACGAGTTTTATCAGTTTCAGGAGAATCTTTAATTAATTTTTTTGGGTTTAATCTTTGTACATAAGGAAGGGTTCCACCAAGAAGTGTTCCTACAAACTCTCCTAATGTGCCGCCATATTTAGAACCAATTTCTCCACCACCAGCAGCAGTAGCACCAGCAGCAATTTCTTTATAAAGTGGGTTTTGAGAAATTTGTTTCATTACACCAAGAGTAACACTGTCAGTACCTATAAAATGTCTGTAGGCTTGGTTAGTAACGTAGTCTACTCCTTTTTTGACACCTGAAGTTAAGCCTGCGCCTATACCAGCATATTGACCAGCTTTTTGATAAAACTCACCAGTTTCTCCTTCAGAAAATTGACCTTGTACTGTATCTCCTAATTTTGGAATATTTATATTACTTATTCCCAAAGTATCTGTGCCTGTAAGAGCTTTGTCAGCACGTCCAGTTAATTTTAAAATTGCCTCTAACGGCTCTGTTGTTACAAAATCTACAGTTCCAGCAGCTATTTGGTTAATTCCTTGCATAAAATCAAGACCCTGATTTACAACAGACTGAATAGGTCTACCAAGAAGGTTTGTTTTAGAGCCTACTGGTGCAGAGCTTTGTATATTTTCTGAGTAAGGTTCAGGAATATCTTCTGGGTTAAAACCCCCTGATAACTCTGTCTGGGCAACAGCTTCTTCTTTTTGGGAATCAATTAAACCAAAACTAGAAAGGCTGTAACCTTTGTTTTCTACGGATGTATTTTCTTTATCTGATGATAAACCTAAGTTTTCTAAAGTTAGTGTATTATCCATTATTTTTTAGAACCTGTTGTTTTAATATTGAACTTCTAAAATTTTTCCTTCTAAGTCTAACTTGGCTAAAAGCTCTCTTGTTGTTAAAGGAGTAGACAGATTTTTAGCAATTTCACCTATTTTTTTAAGAGATAAGTTTTCTTCTTTTCCTTTTACCGGAATTGTAAAACTTTTTGGCCTACCTTCTTGCCAATATTTATGTAAATCTCTACCATCATTAGTTACTTCAAAATTACCTTCACCTAATGGTTTAAATCTAGGCAAATCTTTTACATAGTATTCAAAAGCCCTATCTGAGTTAGTTAAACGAGCAAATTTTTCTTTACCACCCTCACCAACCTGATTAAAACGCTCATTATAAAAGTCAGTGTTTTCTTGAGTATTTAATGCACTCATTTTTGACATTTTTGCTATTATCTTGTTAGATTCTTTAGGGTTAGTTAAAGATACTGATGCTTTTAGTGCAAGTTTTAAATCAGCATCACTAAAACTTTTTCCTTGAGCCGCTACAAAAGGTTTTAAATATTCTGTTGTGAAAGCATTAAGACCTATTTCACTATTTACATTTAACAACTTATTATCATCTACATCAAATCCAGCTTCTCTTAAAGTAGTGCCAATAAAACCTTTAATTTTCGTAAAAGTTTCTGCGCCAGTACCACTATTTATATCAATGTTTTCTAAATACCTAAGGGATGTCTCTGCCAAACGTAATTGTTGTCTAGCTGTAGCTGCTGCTTCTCCTTTTTTTGTTTGAGTGTCAACATCTTTTTTTGCACGTTGTTTAAAAAATTCGTCATTATAAGTGTTTTTATTAGAATCTCCTATATAGTTATTAGTAACACTAGTGCTAAAAGGTTTAAAAGCAAGTCCAGAAGTGCTTATATCTTCTGTTTTATTAGTATCAGGGTTAACGCTAAATAATCTTCCACCTTTTATAAAAGCAGGAAATGTTTTACCACCTATTACTACAGAACCCTCTTTTTTAGTTGATTGATCTTGAGTAAGTGCATCTTGTAAATCTTTAAAAGGTATATTTGGGTCGTTTTTTACTAAATCTTTAATAACAGATGATCCAGAGTTTTTAGCAAAAGTTTGATTTCTTAGGACATCTTCAGATGCTTCTTGTACTTTATTTTTTTCTATAGCAATACTTTTTTCTTGTTCTTTAGCCTGATTAAAAAGAGAAATTGAAGTTTTCATATCACCACGTTTTCTAAATAAATCAGACAAAGCATAACCAAAGCGAGGATCATTGGGTTCGTATTGACTTCTAATTTGTTCAACAGCTAGTTGGTCAGATTTAGCTTTATCCATCTCAGGATCACCAAATATTTTTTCACCTAGCTTATCACCAAGATTAGTACCAAGACGAGTGCCAAAAGCACCAAGTGCGTCATAGTTACCATCTTTACGTCTTTGGTTTAGTATAGCTTGTATATTAGCTTTTTTTTCTGCTTCCCTTTCTCTTGTAAGCTCTTCTACACCACCACCAAAAACTGTATCCATTAAACTGGCCATTATCCAATCCTCGCGTAATCTACTTGTAAATAACCCCTTGGGTTCATACTAACTGCTTCTGGGAATACTTCCATTGCCTCTTGAGCTATTACACCAAGAGTAGGGTGATGACCAACAAGGTGTTTAAACTCTTCTTTCCAATCCCAAGAATAAGTGTTTAAACCACTAGCAAGTTGACCTATTTTTTTAATGTTAGTTTTAAGTTTTTTATCACTACCAAACATAAAATAAAGTTGTGCTGCATCCATTAAATAATCTCCAGTTTTTTTACTACCACCATCACTGCCACCACCACTAAAGACACCTATAATA